GCTCAAGTGTTGCAATAGTCCATGTAGTCATTAGTTAGTCTCCAATTGTGCAACTCTGGCACGTAGTGATTGAATTTCTTTTACAAGCATAGGTACTAGCTTTGAGTAGTCTACGCCCATCATTTCTTCTTCGGTTGCGCCTTCAGACACAGCCTCTGGTGCAACGCTCTGTAGCTCCTGAGCAACCATGCCGTACTTCTGGTGTGAACCGTCAACCTTCCAGTCAAACGAACGTACTTGGATAGCGTCAATGTCGTCAGAAGCAGAAGGTGCGTCTACGATGTTTTCTTTAAGGCGTTGGTCTGAAGAGGTGTTGTAGGCTGTTGCAGAGCCGTCTGTAGATATAGAGCCAACTTCACCGTTACCGTTAAAAAATAATTTGTGTTTTCTACCTGAGGTAGATGTTGCACTAGAATATGTCTGATAATCAGATATGCCAGTGCCTTGAACCGATGCACTTGGCAATTCAGTACAGCTAACCAGCAAGTTGCCAGAGGCATCTATGCGTGCGGCTTCGGCAGAAACATTGCCTTCAGGATAAAACGCAATGAAGTTAGAACTAGCGGCTATAGTAGGGTTGCCGCCACCATAAGTACCTCCCCAACTTATATTGCCTCCATCACCTAACTCAACACTGCCTGACAGGTAAAGGTCTTTAAAGCCATTGTTTGAATTACCTAAAGAAACTTTACCGTTAACTTCGGTGCCAGACTCATTAGTTGGAGTTATGTGACGTAATGTATCTCCACCTGCTCCAGCTCCTGTTAAGCCTGCGCCTTGTCCAGAACGAGGGTCTAAAATTATGGTAGAAACAACGCCAGCACGAGATTGAATACTACCGACTTGGGTAGTGGCACCTTTCCTAAATATTAAGATGTCGCCATCAGAGTCTCTTCGGTCAAAAATGCCAGACATTTGGTGAGAAGAAACTGCGTGGACATAACCTCCATTATGTAATGCAACTGATGTTGCGTCTCCTGATGAAGTGCCTGAGACGATTAAGTTGCCAGAAGTATCGATGCGCATGGCTTCTGACCAGCTGATAGCCGTTCCTGCCGTGCCTGATGCGGCTTGTTGGAATATCATCTCGTTAGCGTCAAAGAATAAACGAGACGTTCCAGCGGTGTATTTGTAGACTTCGCTGTTGTCTGTTTTAAACACGTAGTTTGTGCCAACCATTCCGTCAACACCACCAGCCGAACGACCAACAAGGTTCATACCGCCTTGCTCTAAGTTTCTCCATGCACCTGAAGAATTTTGAGGCGTGACACCAATTCCAACATTCCCTGATGAGTCGATGCGCATGCGTTCTGTGTTGCCAATAAAATGACCAAACGAATTGTCTGAATGGTCAAACTTGATATAGCCTGCGTAGGAACCTCCTCCACTTGTTGCGTCAGCGAAGTTTAAGCCTCCATAATTAGAAGATCCTGTGTATATTGTGATGCCTTCATTGCCACTACCAGAGCCTACAACCAAATTACCAAGACCGCTGGATGAGTTTATTGTTGACGCAACGGTGTTGTTAATACCCACACTTCCGCTAGAATCGAGGCGCATGCGTTCTGTAACATCAGTACCGTTAGACGCACTAGTACCAAAGGTTAACGGCATACCATAAGAGCTAATCTGTGTGTTAGAAGTGCTATTAACAAGAAAATCAAGGCCGTTATACGGCCCGCTTCCTGTTGCAGAATTGTATAGCTTTACAATATTTACAGCATTGTCTGAACCAATTAACGCAGGTCTTGAGGTTCCTACAACATGCAGTTTCTGTGCTGGGCTAGTGCCAATTCCAACATTCCCGTTTAAATCCAAAGTGAATTGAGGATTTGTTCTTGCGTTTATTCCGTTTGTTGCAATGTTAAGATTGCCTGTTGAAGAGCGATAGTCAAAAGTTGCTCCTCTTGCATCTCCTTCAGAAAGTGTAAGCTGTTCTTGTGAGCTTTTTACGGCTAATTTAACTACAGGCGAGCTAGTAGCAATACCAACATTACCAGAGCTGGCAAAAGTTACTTTAGGCGTAGTGTTAGCATTAACATAAAAGTTCAAATTGGGACTTGCGCCATTATTTGCACCTATATCCCAATAACTAGATGCCCCAGTGTTTTCGATAATTCTTAATGCTGAAGGTAAATTTGCAGATACAGTTCTTGAGTAGGCTGAGATTGTTGCTGTAGAGCTTGCCCCTGCGCCTATAGCGATAGTTTCATTAGAACTAGACCAACTGAACTTCGGAGTTGTCCCCGTATCTTCGTAGAAGCTGATGTCGTTGTTTGCTTCTATAACAGCGGCTTTATTGTTTCCAGTATAAAACTCAATTTTTCCTGAACTTCCAGTGCCGCTATATGACTTAAGCCACATATTAGACGAATTGCCTACGCCTATAGTTCCTTCGTATGAAGATCCATCATCGTAAAGTTTTAGTTTGTCGCCATTAGATGCAGTTGAAAACGCCCCTGGTTGTCCGTATGAGCCTGAGCCAGTTGCAGAAAAAAACAACTCTCCGCTTGCACCATCAACAGTAAGCCCGTCCATCGTGGCTGTGCCACTAACGTCGATGCCTGTGGCGGTTGTGGCTAGTTTATTATTGCCTAAATGTGAAAGTGTCACGCCGCCATCAGTAAGAATCTTGATGGCTTCATAATCACTATGTTCTGATTGGTCTACTGAATAAAAAGTAGCAATACCGTCAGCACCTGAATCACGTCCAGCCTCAATACGTAAACCACGGCCAGTAGTGTCGTAAGGAGTTGAGCCGAAGTATACATCTACTTGAGAATTGTTAGCATTTCCGGTGTTGTAAACGGTTAGCCCTTCCGCCGTAGCACCTGCGCTAGTAACTCGAACCGTCGTTACGCCATCAGAAACTATGCCGTCGCTGACCACTGTGCCAGTTACGTCGATGCCTGTGGAGGTTGTGGCTAGTTTTTCAGAACCATCGTAGTAAAGCTTAAGCGCACCGTCAGTAGTAGCTAACAGTTTGTTTTCACTAAACGCCGCATTCATCAAAGCAATGTTGTTGGATGCCCCAATATATAAATCGCCAGTGCCTGCGTCAGTTATAAAGCTGTGGCTGCCTGAGTGGTATATTTGTAAGTCGCTACCCGCACCGAAAATAGCCTTGGAGTTATCAGGTAGTGTTAAGTTGCCGCTGGCCAAGCTAAGGGAAGTTAAGCCATCGACCGTACCTGAATTAATATCAATGCCTGTGACTGCTGTAGTGCCGTCTAGCAGGTTGTCGATACTATCTAGGTTGGTGTTGAGTTTAGTTCCCCAAGTGTCTTCTGAGGCCCCTACTTCTGGCTTAACCAGGCTGTACGTAGTCGTTGTAGTGTCAGCCATTTAAGCGGCCTCCCATGTCTCGTCGGTGATGGTTTGATCAGTCCAATTTGCGTCACTAGCCGTTTTATCGGTCCATGTCGCGCCTATTAATGTTACGTCAGACCAGTTTGAGTCATTTCCTGCCTGGTCAGTCCAAGTCTCCGAATCGATAGGTTGATCAACCCAGAGTATTATCGCTGCGCCTGATATAGCCGAGCCGCTTGTTACTACACTGCTGCCCGCTACAGTAACTGCGCCTGCCGGTGATACTGTCGCCACCCCAGTGATTGACAGAGAGCCGCGCACGACGTTTACACCATTAGCGCTGATTATACCACTTGCAGCGATTGCAGACGCAGAATTCCTTGTCCTTGCGCCGGATACTGCCGTTGTGGCCAATCCGTTTATTGCAGATGCACCATTTAAGACGCGCGCCCCTGACGCTACAGTAGACGCAGAAGCCCCTACAGCGCTTGATGCCTGACGTATAACGCCAGCACTACTAGACGTCGCAGAAGACGCTGAAATGGCTGTATCGCCTTCTCTAACCCTTTGAGCGGCTGGTGTGACCGTAGCAGAGGAAGATACCGCAGATGCGCCTAGCTTTATCTTCTGACCAGCAGATACCGTGCTAGATGATGCAGAAATATCAGACGATGACTCACGTACCCGTGTTGCAACGGGTGCCGTGGTAGCTGAAGCTGCAATGGTTGACCCAGTTGTACGTACGCGTGTCGCTACTGGGGTTATCGTGGCTGTGCCGGCAATGGTCGAACCACTGGTACGAACACGTAAGCCTGCTGGAGAGGTCGCAGACGTCGCTGTGACGGTTAGATCGCCAAACCTAACGCGAACACAGCTAACGGCCACTGAGGATGTTGCTGGACCTAAACTAGCGCCTTCCTCAAGGTCAGCCGTGGAATACGCGGCATAGCCGTATCTCCACTGACCGTAGTTCATTAGTCTAGCGTGATGTCTAAGTCACCAGCAGGAACGCGGAACACGTCGCCAGTCTCTACAGCCTTAGATGCTGAAAGCGTTCCATAGGCCATAAGGTTGCCGCTTGAAGCCGCATCAAAAACACCTACGTGAGTAATCGTACCCCAGTTGCTGCCTGCTGTCGGATACTCTACTGCCGCGCTATTAGTGGCTTCGTTTCCTGACACAGTAAATGCGACAGACTGACGCGCATAGCTAGTGCCAGAACACTCTGTGCCGCCGCCGGTTTCGCCCGGTGCCGCTGTATACAACGCAAGATAGTGAGTGCCTGGAGCGCTGTAAGCATTGCCGCCAAAGACGTGGTCAAGGATTTCTGTTTCTAGGAAATTAGTAAAGCTCATGCAAGCCCCCTGTTACGCATAACAAGGCCGCTACCTGAATGTGTTGCCTCGTCCGATGATTGATTAAGACGCTGTAATGATGCGCCGAAGAGTTGTGCCCATACAGCCGTTCGTTGGTCTTCCGATAGGTAAGGCGCGGAGTGAACTAACGAACCGTATAAGTAAGCATCTGGTGCCTCAGTCAGCAACCAGTTGGTTGTGGCAGAGTCAGATAACGCAGGTACACGCTGATAATACAAAAGCTCAACGCCATAGCTCCCGTCAGGGCTAGGGAAGAACTCAAACTGATTCTCGGAGTGTCTGTAATATCGAGGGATGCCAGTGATATCCAAGTGATTAGCGCGCTTGTCTACCATAGCCTGCGCACTAAGAAGATCGAGGGGACGTGTATTCGAGGTTGTAATATTGATACGAATAGTTTCCAGCCAGTCACCAGGCTTAGTCATAAACTGACTATCGATAGTTCCTGTGGCACGGTTCTCCATCTTATAGTGACGTAGATCGCGCGCAAACTGAGCCTCCGCTAAGGAGATAAACGTCGGTATAACAGACGTCAGATCATCCCGGTTGAGGAAATCAGCAATAGAGCTTTTCAGCTCCGCATAGTTAGTCAGTGCCATTACTTACGCTTCCTGCCAGGCTTCTTGGCTGTCTTAGCGGCTTTCTTAAAGTCCTTTGCACTAGGCGCACCTTTCTCTCCAGCCTTGCGCATAGTCTCGCCGCTACCAGCTTTGATGCGCTTACGCTTGGCTTGAATGTTGGCGTATAGTCCTCGTTTACTTGGCATATCACTTCCCTCGCTTCTTACCTTTCTTTTTCTTGCCGTAACCGTAGGCCATTACTTGCTCCTTGATTTAGTTCCAGAACACTTCCAGCGCTTACGAGATAAGCGTAAAGGTGAGTTAGGATTGGCAGCCGCTTTCGGGTGTTTCTTCATCTGACCAGCGGATCGCGCACAATAGGCGTCTCCCTTGCTAGTTCCTGGCCGTACTCGCGACTTACCATCCTTGGCTTTACCGGCCTGCCCATACGATACTTTCTTGCCGGAAGCCGTAACCTTTACCTTTGCCTTACCTTTACGTGGTGTCGCCATATTATACCTTGCTTATAGCAGGAACTCACTTGCAGCCGCTGGATTGTAGATTCCACGCTTTGCTTGAGTGCTGAATTTTAACAATCCTTCAATCATATCCTCGACGACTCCGGTATATGCTGGGCTGTAACCACCTAACAGTCCTTCACGCGCTTCCGGGTCTTTTGACCGCTTGATTGGCAGTAAGTCGCTGTAGTTATACGCTTCACTATCTTTCTGTGGGAGCTGTGCAAGCAAGCCTTCTGCCTCTTGCCCTGCCGCTACGGCTGCCGCTGTAACCATTGGGTTGGCATTTACATTAACACCGCGAGCCTCTAGACCGCGAAGTATGTCTTCCGTAATGCGGCCTGTGTACGGCTTCATTGTAAGCGCGCGTATTTCTCGATCTGTAGGCCGTATGGGATCAACAACCGGTTTTTGTGCTTTCCCTAACAAAGCGTCCGGCACTAACTCAAAGATGCTAACTTCTTGATCTGTACGACCAAGCCCCTGACCCGGAACTCCGTAAGGATATGACGGGTGACCGCTTTTAGTAATTACGTCGGCGTCTTTGTAAATTTCGCCAATGTTTTGTATGCGTGCATCTAATGCATTTGCTTGACCGGGTTCAGTTACCGCAAGCCTTGCCTGACCAATGCTAAGACCGCCTTTGTTGCGGAAGTTAACGTCGATCATGTTCATAAGCTCTTTACGTAGTGCGTCAGGTGCGTTCCTAAACGCTTCGACTGATCTCGGGTCGTCTACCCCTTTCCAGCCTTTTATCTTTAAGCCGGAGTTTTTTCGTACCCCGTCTTTTACAGTGCCTTTACTAACGAATTCTGTAACTGCCTTATTAAGCTCTTTTTTCGTTTCTTTCGCCATGTTGGACGCGGCATAACTGAGCATTGTCTCGCCGGTCATTGTGGCAAAATCGCCGCCAGTAGGCGCCATGCGGAAAGGCATATAAAGTGGGTTTTCTCCGGTTTCTCGAGCCGCCTTCATTATTTGCGTTACAACGCCAGGAGCTGACGCCCACGTCATACCTGGATTTTCAAACATAAATCCTTGACCGCCTTGCAAGTTGATAGGGCGATTTAAGGCTACGTCGTCAATGGCGCTAAGTATCCCGCCTGCCTGAGTACGGTCTGACATTGTGGTTACAAAAGGGCGTCCTTCAAGGTCAGATAGTGCGATTCTAGGAACGTCCTGAGTACCACGCTCTTCTATAGTAAATGTGGTATCTCGAAGTTTCTCTTGCTCTTTGGCCCGAGGATCAAATCTAGGGTCAAACTCACGACCGAACGTCTTTATGACGCCGGCCTCTGCCTCTTCTGGCGACATAGCCGCAGCAGCTAAAAGCCCAGCGCCGGCAACAGGTATAGCCCGGTCACCAAGTATATTAGACCCTTTGTACTCAGGGTCGAATGCGGCAAATAGTGAGCGGACATTACGAGGATCAAACGTGACCACTTCAGGCGCTAAAGAGCCTCGCTCCCCTGCTTTACTGCCTGCATACCCCATACCCTCAAGCGTTTCATTTAGGATGCGCTGGCCTTCTCTGCCGCTAATCTCAGGCCGCAAATCAAATGCGTCGGCACGCTTAATATAATCTCCACGCAACAATAAAGGCATGACATTGCCGCCTTCGGCGTAGGGGCTTGGATATCCTGCAAATACAGACGCCTTTGATGGGCTAGGCGTAGTGTAAACGCCCGGCCCCATCTTTCCTTTTGCGCTGGGTCTGAACTGCGTAATGTCTGCTTCTGTTCCGTGATATTGCACGTCACTAGGGTCGAAGCCCATAGCCTCAGCACGCTGCATGCGAGAGGCTGAATCCATAGGAAGTTGACCGGCAACAATGCGTTCAGCAGTTTCTTCTGGAAATCCAGCAGTGATTAATTCATCAAGAATGCCGCGTAAGCGAGAGCCGATTGCCATAAAGCCTCCAGTATGGAAAGCCGATTATATCAGACAATACCCTGTAAGTTCCTGCGTATCGGATCGCCCCAGTCTGAGGTCTTACGGTAGCCCACGGCTAAGTATCGGAAGGCATCCGCACAGTGTGATGTCCAGTCGTGCAATGGCCGCTCGTTCCAGACCATCATCGACTCGTTGTATTGACGCCTGTACTGCCTAAGACAATCGATACCCTTCTCGCATTTGTCCTTATCGAAGTAGCATAGATCAAGCATCGATCTGGCCGCTTGAATGCCATCATCTACGTTGAGCTGCGGAGCAATCTGAACCGGGCGCACACCTAAGTTATCCAGCACTTCTAATCGAGACCGGCCACTTCCTAGCTCTCTGACCCTCACATCGTGAGGCAGAACGTGCTGGTCATACACATAGCCCTTTTCTTGCAGTATGCGTGCGTAATGATCTAGTCCGACGCCAGCGTTCTCATAGTAGTCAATAAGGCGAACCTCCGGCCCTACAAACTGAGCAAACCATATAGCAGTGCTATCGCCTACCCCTAAGTCCCAAGCTGTCACAACGCCTACAGAGCGCTCATACGGCACCCGGTCGATACGGTTCTCATGTAAGGCATTCGCCATCTCTTGAGTGTAGTAAGCGCCCTCAGAGAAGATCCTGAAGTCGCCTTCCCAGATGTGGTCGTACACATCAGGACGTTTCTTAAGGTCATCCTGGCGCTCAGACTCTAAGACGGATGGGAACCAAGGATTGTCACGCCAATTCATCTCGACGATCTTGCACTCATCGGGAGTATTCACCCTGAATCGCTTGTGAGCTGCGGAGTGTTTGTTCTCAGGGTTCCAAGTTACCCATATCTCAGACTCATCTTCTCGCACAGTCGGTATGAGCTTTTGCCATGCGGTCTCAGTAACAGTCTCTGCCTCGTCTACCCAGCACAATAGAATGCGAGCCTTAGACTTGATGCTATCCAGGTTCCTACGCAGGCCGGCAAAGACGTAAGTGATGCGCCCATCCTTGCTGCGGATATACCTTTCGCCGATCTCATAGTAGTCAGTAAGACACTTTACGGATCGTATCGCTGACTTAACCTCTTCCATCGAAGATTCATCGAGAGAGTTAAGATGTTCACGAGCGCAGAGTATTTGCCCTTGCTTGCCAGCTACTCCCCAACGCATTCCCCATACAGCGGTCATCAATGCGAATGAGCGAGTCTTGGCAGAGCCACGTCCACCATAAGAGCACCTGTACCTAGCTTCGCCGGTGAATAGATCGGCTAGCTTAGGCGGTAGTTCAATCGAGACCTTTTGCGACAAGTTCAATCACCATTGGTGGAGTCATGGAGCCATCGCTACTCGTTAGATCAGCGTCTATGGCCTTTAGATCAGGCAGTACCTTGTTAAACAGGCGGAAGTTATCGCGTTGCATCGCCTCATACTTCTTGAGCTGGTTGTGGAAGTTATCACTACCTACGTCTAGCTCGCCTATTTTGGTAATGTTATCAGTAATTTGTGCCAACAGACGTCCGGCTTCGATCTTGTCTCTTGTACCCTTCTTAACGTCTGCGGCAATTTTCTGTTGCCTGGTCTGTGCCACTTGTCATTCCTCGTCTGGGTGCGGTATTGAGTCGGCCCAGTACAGCCCCATGCTGCGTCCTGCCCGTATCTCCCCGTCCAAAATGTCCTCAACTGTTAGTGGCCATGATTCTACAGACATGTCGTCAAAAGCAACGAGAACAGTGCGCTCTTCACCCGGCATATTACCGACCTCGATTGCGTGCCACTTTATGTTCACCACTTGGAGCATTTAATTACCCCCAACAGTTGAGTACCTAATTATTTTACTCTAATCCTCTGTTTTCTCAACATATTGTGGATTAGGGGTAAAAATAGACACACCATATAGTTCGTACTGGCGTAAATACCTGCGCATTGTGTCGTAATGAACACCGAAAGCTTCGGACAAAGACCAGACATCTACACCCTTATCATAAAGGTCTTTAGCCTCTTCCATTTCTTGTTTAGAGAGCTTCACACGTTACCCCTCGCTCTTTGTAGTCAGGC